CTATTCCTGAAGTACCTGAGCTACCGTCTGAACCAGAAGTACCTGAAGAACCTGATGTACCAGTTGAACCAGAAGTACCTGATGTACCTGATGTACCTGAGCTACCGTCTGAACCTGAAGTTCCAGAAGAACCGTTTGTTCCAGAGACTCCATCTATTCCTGAAGTACCTGAGCTACCGTCTGAACCAGAAGTACCTGAAGAACCTGATGTACCAGTTGAACCAGAAGTACCTGATGTACCTGAGCTGCCGTCTGAACCTGAAGTTCCAGAAGAACCGTTTGTTCCAGAGACTCCATCTATTCCTGAAGTACCAGAGCTGCCATCTGCACCAGAAGTCCCAGCTGAACCAGACGTTCCACTTGAACCGTTTGAGCCGGATGTACCAGAAGTACCGGTTGAACCGGACGTACCTGAAGTACCTGACGTACCAGATGAACCGGCAGTACCGGAAGTTCCACTTGTTCCTGAAGTACCGGATGAACTAGTAAGTCCATCTTCTAATGTTGTACCAATATAGTAAAAACCTTTAATATATGGATCAACTGATCCATAAGTAGAAGTTAAATAAGTAACCATTGAATCTGATAATAGTAGAATACCATTATCGTAATTAAAAACCCAACTTACTTCAGTGCCTGCATTATCAGTAGTTAAGATTTGGGTTCCGCCTGATGCAGGATTACCATTCCAAAATTCAGCGGTCCATCCAATTGAAGGAGCACCGCTTGCTTGCAATATCTTTTGAGGTTGAATCCAGTCTAGGATTTGTGTGTTAAAATCGTTAAGCGTCGAACAGGCTACCCATGTAGTATTATTACCTGAAATAACTTGACTTAATTCTACGGCATTTCCTGTAGAATATGCGTCTGCTACAATCGTTTCCAACGGTTGACCTGATGCTAATAGAGCAACAGCCGCTGATTTATTTGCAACTGGGTTTTGTTTAACAACATCGAACTGAGTTAAAACTCGAGCAGCTGATATATTAGGGTTAAACGCAAACTTTGCTTCGTACCAATTAAAATTAGAGGCAGAATCAATTACGTTTGCGGCTTGGACCTTAAATACGAGTTTTAATCTTTCATTATCTGTATAGCCTGCCATTTACTAATTATATTATTTCGTTTTCTATTGATTCTTCCTGGTTTGCCTCATATAATTGACCTTCGTATTCTGCAACCATAATATTAAATTCATTTATTGTTGTTTTAAATACGTTAACCATATCATCAGAAACTCGTATACTAAGAGAAACACTCTGCTTATCTTTATCTATTTTAACCTTAAGCTTTTTATCGAAACTTTTTTCCATATTATTAATTTTTTTTTAGTTGAATGTTACAGTCACTGTATCGATTCTAATAGCTGAATTGTGGATTTTAAATTCTACGTATATTCCGTTTGTTGCATTAAATCCTCCAAATGTTCCATTTATTGTATTTCCACTGGATGAACCTAATCGGATTTGACCATCAGTTGCACCATCATCAAATGTTCCAAAATTATAACCTGAACCGTTTAGGATTAATGGATACGAAGTAGGTCCAAAAACTCCAACGGTTGCTCCTATTTTACGAACAGTTACAGTAAGAGCACCGCTAATTAAATCAGCTAGAGCAGATCCGCCTGCGAAAGTTCCAGCGAATACCATTGAAAAACTAGGAATTGGAACGCTTGACGAACTTAGTGTAGTATAAAATTTTCTATAGTACGATGCAGCTGCAGTAAGTGAAGAATAGTTTGGGTTTGAACCATTTAAGTCTGATTTAAAAGCAGCTAGATCGGGTTGAATTGTTGCAGTATTTGGTGCAGTTAAGAAATATTGATCAGGTCTAACGATTGTACCACCGACAACGCAAGCATTTCCGTTTGATAGACTTGCGGTAGAAACCCATGCAGTCGTGTAATCGCTTTGTAATCTAAAAGCCTCATCGTCAAATCGCTCTACGTATTGAGTGCTATTTCCACTAGTTGGATATGTGTCCACTAATATTGAATGAGTTGAAGAAGATTTAGTTCCGCCTGAAGACCATGGATCAAATAGTGAAGCAGTCGCGGCTGCAGTTGCTCCTCGATACCTAAAATTTGAAGAATTAATCGCCCAATTTAAAATATCATATTCAGCAGCTGTATTGTTGAAGAAATTGGTCCATCCAGTAAAAGTACCAGAAGTTGGTGACCATGCATATTCAGCAATAGTTGGAACTCCGTACGATGGTGCAACAAATTGAAAATTAGTATTTGCGCCAAGAGCACGGCCTTGAGTATTTGCGTTTAGGTTATTAATTGCATCAACGTGTGCACTAAACTGTGAAGTTAGAGTGTAGTACTCAACACCGCTTAGATGCTTGGTTACAATATTTCCTAGAGTTTCTTCGATTGTACAAGTTGAACCGGCTCCAAAGCTTGGAGTAGATGCATTTGTATCAAAGAAAACTGCAGATTGTGTATAAGTGAAAGTTTGAGCACCATCACTAGTTGAATCAGTTAGGTTTGTAATAACTATATTGTATTTACCGCCGTCTATTAAACCTACGCCAGATAGTACTTGATCAATATCAACGGTTACGGTAATGTCAGCTTTTTGTTTTAAACTATCAGTTGCAAAACCGGCAATAATAATGTCAATACCGTCTGTACTTGAATATGTCCCGTCTGCAGTAACTCCCTGAGAAAATGTTGAAATAATAGTGGTGCCATCTGCATCATATACATCAACGGTTACCGTAGCGTCTCCGCCTTGACCAGTTACCGCATTTGCTGTACTGAATGAGACTGTGCTACTAGTTGTCGTTGACTGATTTGTACCTGCCCAAGTTCCAGCCTTAAATGGAGTTCCTTCAGTCGTTGGATTGCTTATTCTAACCGTTGATCTAGCTAAAGTTTCTGATACTAATCCAGACGAGGTTCCGTCGTTTGTGCCAAAGTGACTTGCGAATGTTGGAGTAGGAACGTAAACATTTATTGTACTTGAATCTCCAGGTTTCTGAGCTCCAAGTATATCAATTCCAACAAAATTAACTTTTGAATAATTTCCGACAAGAACGCCTTCATCATAAAAATCAATTCCGCTAATTCCACTTGAGCCGGTATTTGGAGAATCATTCCAATATAAATTACCCGAATTATCTATTGCTAAAAATTTAGTCTTGGTGTTATCCTGGGATACTCCGCTAAGATCAACTTGTTTTATTTTAAGTTTGTGGGACATTCGGTTTTAATTTACATTTTTCTACTACAGTTATTTATCATCACTAGTAGATCCAAGTAATCTATTTCCGTTTCTCCTTGGCATATAAAATAGCAGCAACGTATTTCCCAGATGCGCTTTCCGGATCAACGTACGATAGATCAGTATCAAATGGACTACTTGATCGAAAATCTGCTTTATAAAATAACGTATCTTTGGTTGAATCAGTTACTCCAGCATTGTGCATAATTGGGCACTTATTGTATGCATGGATATCAGAAGTTCCCCAACTAAAATCAAGTTCAGGAGTAACAATCGTCTGGGCTCCCATTTTCCATGCTCCCCAAAGAACTGACCACATATCAGCACACCACTTTTGAATTGGATTAAATTGAGCCGCTTCTTCTGTAGATAAATTAGAGCGGTCTTGATGCTCTCTATCACACATGTACTTGTAAATAGTCAATGTGTCCTCGGCTACTTCTTTCCAGAAATCGGCAGTTACACCTTTCATTAAGTATTGAGCACCGCCTGAGCCAGCCTCATTTGCTTCCACTAATTCCGGTGGAATTCCTGAAAGACTGCATAGATCTGTGAAAATATCTTCTGATTTGCTCTTAATGTACTTCGCACCAATGTATGAAATTGTGTCGCTTACGTACCAATAAAGATCTCCATGTAGGGCATCAAAGTTAGGAAGTTCTCTAAAAATAATATCAGAATCATGGTAAAAGACAGTTTCTCCACGAAGTTCCGGATGAGCTCTAAAGTGCTGTTCTAGAATATCAGGTCTTAGGATCGGAATGTATCCATAATTTTCAGTTATTCTCTTTTTATAGAAAAAGAATCTTACCATTGGATATTTGGAAGCAAGAGCTCTACCTTCAGGCGAAGGTTCATTATCATAGGCAAATAGAATATCTATCCAGTTAGGGTTTATTCCGCTCTTCATAAAATTATGAATTACTACCTCAACTTGCCAATGAAAATACGGGTGGTCCGGCTGAGCGGACATAAATATAGTCTTCTTAGTTAGCATACTAATTTATACTACTAATTGGCTTAAGGTTTATCCTCTAATGGTAGTAGTTGTAGTTAGATATTCAGTTACGTTAACTTCATACAGACACTCATCTAATATGATTTTCCACTTACCAATTGGGTCGATTGTAAATATACCTTCGATTATAGTATCAGATCCGTCGATTGTTACAGTATACATACCTTCTGAAATAGGCGCGTTTATATTATCAAATATTTGAATTACTGAATACTCAGTTGTTGATAAAACAAACGATATAGTCTTAGCCTCACGGTCTTGATAATACTCAATTGATACAGATGGGCATCCAATTGTAGTAGTAGTGGTAGTTGATGGAGCAAGCGTAGTGGTTGTGGTCGTTGCCGCTAGCGTTGTAGTCGTAGTAGTAATTCCGCTATACAGTCCGCAATCTATCACAGTTAAAGTTTGAGCACCTGCATCAAATTCATAACAGAATGTACATGTCGAGTTAATTGTTACTTTGAGAGGTCCATCGATTAGCGCTAAATTTTCAGCCGGAATTCTAGTTGTACCTGTGTAAATAATATCGGCAAATTGCTGGATCGTATAAAGTAATCCTCCAGGCCCAGTAACTTGAAAAGTATATTGACTTTCGCCAGTCTGGGATGGAGTAACTGTGAATTCGCTACATGGATCAATCGTCGTCGTTGTAGTAGTCGGAGCAATCGTCGTTGTAGTAGTCGGAGCGATTGTTGTAGTGGTAGTCGGCTCAATTGTCGTAGTAGTAGTCGGCTCAATTGTCGTAGTAGTAGTCGGAGCGATTGTTGTAGTGGTAGTCGGTGCAATCGTCGTAGTAGTCGGCGCAATTGTCGTCGTAGTGGTTGGAGCAGCGGTGGTAGTTGTTGTGGTAACTGCACCAAACTCAACGTTAACTACGTATTGGCAGCCTGCCGCATTGGTAAACGTGTACGTACCATATACGGTATTAATATTTGAAGATAAGTACTCAGAATCAGTTCTGTTAAATATCCATGAAAGACTTATGTTAACTCCATGCAATTCAGTCAGATTGTAGGTAGGTCCACCTGCTGACGCAAAGACTACTGAATACGGACCAGTTGGAGTTCCTATAAATGATATGACTGTTGCATTTAAGTTTTCAGCAACTGAGTAATTAATTGAGCCTGGAGCACAAGTCGTTGTTGTACTTGTTGGTGCGATCGTAGTAGTCAAGGTAGGCGAAACCGTTGTAGTTGTTGTAGTTGGAGTAGCCTGAAAAGGAATAGCGTAAAAAGGACTAAATGAGGTTACTTGCGCCCATATTTTTCTAGTTGCATAGTCAGGAGCATACGGTCCAGTTAAGACAGTTTCATCAACATAGACTCCATTTACATTATGGAATATTCGAACTGTGTCAAATACCGGCTCAGTCATTGCTTGAGGTAGAGTAAATTCAAGAAGAGCTCCAATAGTTAATGGAGTTGAAATATCAAATGCCATTGCTGCATTATTTAAGTAATAACCTGCCGGTAAAATACCAGATGGAGATAGAGTCGGCGCTGGTACAGAACATACTGTGATTGGCGCAGATTCTGTAGCGTTTGTATCTAACACAACCGATACTCCAACCTGTGGGTGATTCGTTGAACTTTGACCAGCTTGCACAATTTCGGTCGTACATAAAACGCCAGCTGCTCCGCAATAAGGATCAGCTGATGTGTAAATTAGAGTTACAAAATCGCCACCGTCTAGTCCATATCCAGCAACAGAAGTGTTCCAATAAAGTTCATCAGTTGAATCAACTGCCCCGTAATTACTTGCAGTAGTCCCATTGTCTTTACTAAAGTACGCTGGCGCTACTTTGGTGCCATCTCCTATGATTATTTGTTGGCCGTTAATGAACAATAAGTACTCACTAGTCGTGATCGGCGCGGGCATCGGAAGTAATCCTGGTGAAACTAAAGCAGAGTCTCCAGTAATTACATTTGGCGTTACCGATCTGGTTACAGCCGCTCTACAAGAACCTGCACCGCCTCCGCTGAGTAGCGTCCAGCCAGTTGATACTAAATATCCATAAAATCCTTCAATTCGGCCGCCCTGTTGAGTAATGTAGATTACTTCTCCTGGAACTCCAGTTGGCGGAATTGCTCCGTATACTTTAAGTCGAAGCCTTTTACCTTCAACTACATCTTCCATTACCGCATTTTTACCGGTGATTGCGCCAGTTGGGTAGAGTTTTATTACTTCAGGATACGACCCATTTTGTTGCTGTGCACCGTATACAGTTAGACCTTGCCTAACGATGATTGTGTTTGCTGAAATTCCTTCAATGTCAACTGAAACTCCACCAGTTTGATCGAAGTTAACGGCTGATAGAAACTCAGTTATTGCTGACTTTATTGTGCTAAAATTAAAATTAGCCAAATCAACAACGCTAGTTAAGCTAGCACCGTTAATTGATTTTACACTTGAAATTTTTAATTGAATTGACATCGTTATTTAAAGTATCTAACTTTTTAGTTATTTATTAACTTGAAAGAAGAATCGTTATTTTATTGGATTTTTACTGCCTTTTGCTGTACCTGAAAGAACTTCTGTTTTACTATCAACTTCTGCATCTAGTGCAATAATACCTGATCTAACGATACACTCATTTAGATTAGCATAGATGACACTTTCTGGAGAACTTTTGATATAACTAAGGTCTATTCGATTAACGCTACCTTTTTCAAACATACACTCGTCTAGGTGACAGTATCGGATATCGTTTCCGGTTAGGATTCGACATTCGGTTATATGTGATGATCTTACTTTGCAGCCATAAAGCATACAGTCTGTAATCTCTGCCTCAATTGAGCAATTTATCAAGTCAAGCCCTTTAATTCCAAATCCTTCCTTTAACGAAGAATCTTTTAATTGAACTCTCTCCGTATCAGTATCATAGTTAATAGAACCTTTAGTCATTTGGCCAAAAGTAATTAAGTCAAATAGGCTATCTCTAACCTTTAGGTAATTTGCTTCAAGAATACGAGGGTCATCTTTTAAGTCAACGTAAAGATCGATATTTGGAAAATTCTTAGTGAAATTTTCGTATGACTTTAGAGCAAGAGTGTTATCTCTTTGTTTTTTCAAAACATCGTGAACTTTTTTCTGTTCATCAATTGAGTATTGGTAATTAGATTGAAGCGTGTTGTACAGAGACTCGGCTATGTAGTTAACTAAGTTAGTTGCACTAGATCTCTTATTTTGATAGTCGGCTCCACCTGCGTATCTAACTTCAACGTAACCGTCTTTTAACTTATCGAAATTAATTCCAAAGTATTTAGATTGAGGGTAATTAAATTCAAGTGGACTGCTGGGTTTTGAATAGGCGATTGACGTCTCAGCTAGGAACTTATTTTTAGGGTAAATATTTGTTACTGGATTCTTGTAAATCTTTTGAATTCTAGATTTAGCAGAAGGCCACATGTCAAAGATTTTCTCCTCATTTAGTCCAAGAATGTACTTAAAAACATTTAGATTCTGAAGACGCTCTCTTAAACCAAGATCAAATTCATTTAGTGACATATTAATATGCAGTCCAGTACGTTCGGTCGTGAATCCATTTTCATCGATAAAATTCATAACTTTATACATAACGTGAATTGCTTCATTATATGGCATTACTCCAGTAATAAGCTCATTCATTTTAAATCCGCCTGAAAAATCTGGCTCTAATTTGAATTCTGAGTAACTTACGGCAATATCTGAATTGTATTCGTTTGTGCTGATTACTTTTTTGCCAAGTAATACTTCCAATTTTTCAGCAAGCTCAGCCCTACCGATTGGAGAAAAGAATTCAAATTCGAATCCAATATTTACGTTGTCAAAAAGACGTTGTTGATTTAGATCTTTATACATAATTGTTATTTGTTTATTGCAATGAATGGTACATTTAGTCGAGGTCGAGCATTATCAATTATAGCTAGAGTAGATTCGTCTCTAACGAATAGCTGACTCACTATAAATTCGTGATCCTCTGACTGAACCATTGTATTAAATAGTCTAACATTTGCAATTGAATAATTAGCAGAAGGTAGAGCCCAATTTTGAGTAGTTACAAAGCTAAATGTTCCAGGTTTAGCTGAGCCGTTAAATACTAAGTCAAGTCGATTGTAGTTTTTAATATTCGCTGGGTCCTGATTAAATTCATATACGTTAACGTCAAGCTGGCCGTATTGAGCGGATACTGGAACGATTATTGAATACCATTCATCGTATAACAATTCGCCAACAGTAAATGAGTATTGACTGCTATTAATTCTTACGTGAATCGTTACGCTAGGTAATCCAGAAACGTCAGTTATTCCACAGGAGATGACTAAGCCTTTACTATTGATGTTATCATATCCATCAAATATTCGGATGGTCTGTGATCCTGCATTGAATTTAACTAGCGCGCTAAATGTCATATTTGGAGTAACTTCAGTTGAGGCAACTGCTTTATAGACAACTGCATGCTCGGATTGCTTGAATTGAAATTTGCCAACAAAACTTTGGGTTAAATCTTGAAATCTAGAGGTTAGGCTCAGGTCTCGATAACCTTCAACTACCACATATTTGCCTAAGTGATCAAGGAAAGAATCTTTGGGCCCATTCATTTTAACTGAGACTAATTTACCAGTAGAATCTAGGTAACTGTCTCCAGTATTTAATTGGTTATTCAGCCATGCACTGTAAATTGAACTGCTTTCGTATGCCCAAATTTCGTAAGGTTTTGCAGTAGTTTTTAGGTACTGATCTTCCTTTGTGTTTGAGGTAGTAGTTATGTAATTTTGCAAGACTGGTTTAACTGCACTCATATCGTAATAGTACTCGATTAATGGAGCATAGTTAAAAGTTTTATCCAAAATTTTATTATCAAGATCTGGGTGTAGTGATCTACGAGTCTCATCGAATTTGTGCGAAATCGTTTTAAACTGTTGTTTATCCAGAGCATCATTTGTCTGAACTTCAGCTTGTACACCGAATAGTTCATCGCTTGTCATAATAATATTGTCAAGGAATATTCGATCAGGCTCTTTCATTAGCATATCGATATTTGGATGAAATTTAGTTAATTGAATTTTCCAGTAAAGAGGCTCCATCATGAATCCTCTAAACAGATAAGATCCTTGAATTTCGTACATTCGATTGGTTAATGGAAAGTACATGTAATCTCTTTTACGAGGTTGTGTGTTTGGTCCAAAAATAGACTGAAAGTAGATATTATCGATATGAATCTCAAATGGTATTTCAAAATCTACACCAAACTCAGTAAAGTTAGGTTTATTATCTGGGAATACATTATTTGGAACTACTACTTTAACACATTTTCGATCCAGTGTTTTAAATAGAGTCCACTCTTTAAATATAAAATCTCCGCCATCTCTATCCGGCTCAGTTTTAAAGTAAACTACTTCATGGCCAAACAATTTATTTGTTTGTAGGCTCAATTCCTTAGAGATTCCGATCGCACTTCCAACTTCATAAGGTTTAAATGAAGCTTCTCTCTCAGCGATTAGAGCTGGACAGCGTTCAGCTGAACAGTAAACGGTCGGTGTGTATAGAGTTACATCAATGTGAGTGCTTTGAACTCTAAATTTAATATTGTTAACGATTAATGGAGAGGTAAGCGCATCGTAATTAATTCCGTTATCGTATTCGTACTTGACCTCAAAGAAGACGTCGCTATTTGCAAAGTCTAGCACGTTAATTTCAGAAAGATCGTCTGGGCTAAAGGAATACCAAAGTGACCAGTTTCCACGGTTTAACGAATATCTAAATTTACGATTAATATTAGTAGAGACCGCTGTTCCAAGCTCAAGCGATTCATCGAATCCCACGATTTTCACAGCCCCAGGTAAAGGTTCGCCAGTAGAAAATATTCTATAATTTTTACTGTACGCAACCGAGTTCTTATCAGGTTCCGGAATTATCTTGTAGGTGACTACTTGCATTAATTTTGTCTTTTTGTTATTTATCGCAGAGTATTACGGTTTTAGACTAAAATAAATAATAAGAAAATCGGGGTTACACATGAAGCCTTTGAACCCGAAGCTTGTCCTAGACCCTATGTGGCTATGCCAAGCGAATTTTGTCGATCTGGAATACTACACGTACATTCTAATGGACGCAAAACAAAAGTATCTCAATCAGCTTGAGACTGATTTCTCTAACTTTTACGAAATTGCATTTCACTACCTAAATATCAATACTATTATAGCTGATAAGAAGGTCTACGATTCACATTTAAACGCAGTTAGGGCACATCAAAACTTAATGGTTATAGTATCTCAATTGGCCCAATCGAATGACTCTAATGGTAAGGAAATCGTTCGAATGGCGTCAGCTATTCTATCTGAGGTAATGACGGTTTACTTAAGAAAACAGATTCCTGTATTGGAGCACCTAAACTTTCATTTGACTAATACTGCTCTACATAAACAGGCTGTGATCTATATTGTATGTAAATCAGAAAAGCTTGACCGGTACGAGATTTTTAAACTAAATACTAAAAGCAATAGACCGTTAGGCTACTCAATTAGCCGAAAGGCTGTATTGCATCTTCCGGGATTAAAGAATAATGAGTTCAAGGATAGGCTTCTGGTTGAGATGCCGACTCTCACTGATTTTCAACCGGATAAAAACGTTATTGTTGTATCTGGCACGGACCAAGTTGTAATATCGGATGGAATTTGTCTGACTAAGGACATTATTTTACTAAATAAGATAATGAACCTTAGCCATGGATTTGATGCTAATGTATTACTGGACTATGAACGTATGCTTGATAAAAAGAAAGCTATTCCGTTTAAGCTTAAGGTTTAAGCGGTCGCGTCATACGATCCAGAGATTCGAATAGTTACGTTACCTCCATATTCTCCGTTTGAGGTGTTTAGCGGAGCGCGAGCAGCTCGGTTAAATAGCGAAAATTGGCTTAGTCGATTAGTAACAGTTGAGCCTTCATTTGCTGGAAAAGCGTGTTGTGACTGCAGATAAATCCATCCTCTCGCGGCATCACCATTAGAAATAAGGCTTCCTAAATAATTAGAGTATGTTTGTATATACGAGATTCCAGTATAGTCAGGCTGAGGATCCGGTAAAGTAGTTATATCAGTAACGGTCACTTGTGCATTTAGATGACCGTGTGCACTTGCTGAAAATGGTAATGAAAGCCCTAACCCAGTGTATGTATAGTAGCCTGAACCTGATGTCATGTCGTCAGCTGGCCAAGAGTTGAGGTCTAGTGTATAAATTGAATTAAAATGAACGCGTCTACCTATTTTAGTGTATGTGAATGACTGAGACAGCTGAAAGCCTGAAAATGAGTTAGCCGTCGCGTATGAATGATAATTGGTTGGAAGTATGAGTTTACCACCACTAAGAGTTTCATATCGTCCTAAGAATAGAGCATTAGTAACGGTACCCTCCTCGTAATCATCTAGCGTATTTGCATCCGCTGATGGAATTTGTGTAGCTGGAAAAGGGATTCCTTGATTAAGACGATCACCTTTGATCTTAATTGCATTATTAAGACGTAGCTCTTTAGTGGCGTCTACTGTTAATATTGCTAAGTCTGTAACCGGCGCCGCAATCGTAAATGAGTTGCCGCTAGTAGGAACGCCAGTTATTCCAGTACCTCCGTATGTAGTAACTGCGCCGGTTGAGCTAATGACTTGAATGGGGTTTCTAAACTCAAATACTGAACTGGTACTCCCTATTTTAAAGGTAATATTATTGTTGGCTGAGTTAAAACCTGCTCCCCAATAGGCAGCAGCTGATCCGCCACCAAAACTTGCGTTTCTCTTAAAAAATAATCCATCGATTGAAATTGTACTGGCTGACTCAGTGTCCGTTAAGATTCGATAGTTCGTAAACTTCATTTCAATTGAACGACCGTCAGCTTGAAGAGCCTCAGCTCGGTTAATTTTCCAAATTTGCTCACTACTTCTTCTTGGAGCAAATGACTCAGGCGAAGCAGTTATTCCGCTCGAAGATAAGTCGTATTCCGCTCTTAGAAAATAGGTTCCAGGATTAGCTTCATTACCAAAAGAAGTTCCGTACGATAATCGATATTTACGCATTCGTAGATTTTCAAAACTTGGACTAATTACGTAAGATTCGCCAGCTGAGCCTGAAGTATATGAAGTGGAAAGGGCATCAATTGATCCTAATTCTAATTGATGTCGGTATCCTTTACTTGTTGTTGCAAATTCCTTAGCCTCAGTTGCGGTTCCATTAAAATAAGAGTATAATGATAGGTTTGAAGTAGCTGGAAACATCTTCTCAGTAGAAGAAGGGTACGTTATTAATTTATGCGGAGAGGTTCCTGAACCAGTAGAAGTTAAATTTATTGGATTTGTGTTAGTAACATCAGCGGCAGTTTCACATAATTGAATAACTGTATCGCTAATCTTAAGAACAAAATATCCATTGAAATTAGAAAGTCCGCCTATTGCAGTTCCACCTTCCGCTGAGTATGTAACAAATTGGCCATCCACTAATCCGTGATTTGACGTAAATGTAATTTCTTCAGTTGACGTATTAACCGCGGTTGCTGGAGCAAAGGTCTTAGCGGTTGACGAGTTTGCACTAATTACGATATTTGATCCATCGAATATTACAGATTTAGAGTTTAACTCATTAAAGTTATAAAGAACAGTTTGATAGTTAACTCCTGCTCCAGGAGTTGCATAACTTGGATCAGTTGATGTTGCACTATTTGTTAAATCAGACCCAGACGATACTCTAGCTTTCAGTATTCTAGAGGTAGGAGTTAATCTTACAAATGGCGAAATATTTGAACTTAGGGCAGTTTGTACAAGAGTATTAAAATTCGCTAATTCTAACCAACCGTTTCCACCGGATACTTTCTTTAATATAGTGTCGGCTGTTATTAAAATATCGCCCAAAACCATAGCAGACGGAT